GTTGCCATTAACTATTTTCCTATGTTGTTAAACCTGGAGCCGAATATTTATCTGTTAATAATGTATAAGCTGCAACATTAGTTTTAGTTTTGCAGAATATTCCTTTTGGAAATAAAATTCCATCTTCTGGAAAAGAAAAATTAATTACATCACCTTGTGGTACATCTCCAATAAATAAAGTTGTTCCAGTATTTGATGTAGTAGTTAATTCTAATAATCCTGCACCAACTCCATCAGAAGCAATTATTATACCTCTTAATCTAATAGGTTGTGCTATGATTGCTGTAGCTCCTGCAGCTGCATCTGATCTTGTAGCTTGTATATCGCTTTTATAGCTCATTTTATTCTCCTAAATTTTTAGGGCTCCCGAAGGAGCCCTTATATTTTATTAGCTTAAGTTATTATTTTGAACGTATCTAACAGTTAAAAAACCTTCACCAGCACCTGTATTAGTGTTAGTTAAAAGAATTCTTCTATCAGTAGTTCCAACATCAGCCCAGTTTCCAACTCTAGTTGCATCTGCACCTGGCCCAGCTTCTACAATACCAAGTGTTCCACCTGCTACTCCTGCAGCTGCTGTTAATGCAGTTGCATCGCCAGTCCAACCTAAACCAGCTGTAGTTGCTACTCCATTCCAAACTGTAGTTACTGATAATTCAATATCTAAAATTTGTGAATTAGCAGGAATAACAATATTAGTTGTTCCATCTGCTTGAGTAATAGCTTGTGATTGTACCATTACAACTTGACCAGTATTTTTTACATCTGTTCCAAGTGTTGTACCTGTTGTGTCTTTTATTGTTCCGGCTTTTATTGGTCCCGAAAAAGTAGTGTTTGCCATTTTATATTCCTCCTAGAATATTTAAATGTAGTCCCTAGAAATTGTCGACTATACGCGTCTACATTTAATTTTAATTAATGTATAGTTAGTAATTTATATATTATTTTTAAGTAGAGTGCAAGAGGGCCTACGGTACAGATTGGATTTTTCCAACGATGTAGCTTTTACTTAAGAAGCTACTGAAACTTCTGGAGTAACAGCTTCTATTCTGTTTTGTTTGTGGGCAATAGCTGCTTCTTCCAGCTTTATTTTTGTGATGATTTCTCTGACTTTATCGTCAATTCTAACCATCTCAAGAGTATATCTGTTATTATCCAGATGCTCTTGTTCCCACTTCAACTCCAAGGACCTTTTTGCTTTGTATAGGTCTTGTATCATTTATAACCTCCTCAAAAGTTATACGATTTAACTCGGAATTATAGTTTTTTCCGAGATCTTCCCATTTTATACTTTTTTCTCCTAGTTTGTCAAGTATAGCTTTTTCAACAGCTTCAGCGTTATCGTCTGCTAAAATTTCAAATTTAGCATGATGATCATAAGCCCAGATATTGATTAGAAGTTTTTTCATATTCACACCTTATCATTAAAAAAAGGGGCTCGAAAGCCCCTTTTTATTTATTTTGTTATTATGCTCCTGGTGATCCGAAGATACCTCTAGGATCAGAGAAACCAAATACGTATCTCTCTCTAGCTTTGTATCTCATGTTACCAGAATCGAAATCACCTTCCATTGAAGTTTTGATAGGTGATCTAACGAAATGTTTTAGACCATTAGGTACATCTGTTTTGATAAAGAATGCATCAGAATCAGTTAGGTAATGGTTCACAGTATAACCTTGTGGAATCATTCCCATGTTTTTGATAGCATTGATATCATTATCAGCTGTTCCTACTCTTTGGTCAGACTTCATAAGTCTGTCCGCAGTAAATTGAAGCTCTGAAGGAATAATTAATTTCATTCCTTTAGCTGCAATTTTTAGGCCTCTTTCATCAGTAAACGCAGCAATGTCAATTAAAGACTGCTCTAATGAAGTTTCATTCAAGTCAGCTGAAACTGCTAATTCATTTGAAAATGTACCAGCAATTGTTGGGTGAACAGCAGAACATAATTCTACTCCGTCACCACCAGCATAGTTACTGTTAAACGCATTGTTTAAAACAGCAGCTGCTTTGACTTGTTTTGTGTTAGCCATTGATCTTGCTAAAGCTTTTGTATATCTAGACGCAAGTCTGTCATACAAGTTGTCTTCGATCGCTTCTTCAGTGATTGAGAACGCTAAAGCAATTGTTTCGTTAGTGTAACGAGCTGTGAAAGTCTCTTGCGCATCGTCGTAAGTCACGCCTTGACCTTCAGGTTTTACTGCTGCATTCGCGAAACCAGATAACATTACTTCCTCTTCGAAAGCTCTGTCTGAAGTCTCTGTATCGAAAATTTCAGCATGCTCATTAGCATATGATTGATATTCCAGACCGAATAAAGCATTCAAACCTGGTTCTAGTTCTTTAACTAGTTGTGCTCTTGATATAGCCATAGTTTATTATCTCCTTATTCGCTATTAGTTGTACAACGCTGAAGATTTACCAATAGTAACGATAACGTTTGCACCTGGAACCGTTAGGTCATTATTTTCAGGGTCATTCGCTGATCTTACCAAAGTAAACATTCCTGTTGTAGCCGCAGTACTTACATCTAATTGAGTGATCGATTGACCATCTTTATTATCTGAAGCAGTCCAGCTTAAGTTGTTCATTTGATTAGCCGCACCAAGCATAGCTTGTGTTACAGCAGCATCTGCTTTAACAACATATTCTTGGTTTGGGTTATCGATTACAAAAGCAGTAATATTATTACTACCTGTATTGTAATCTACGCTAGTTGTAGTTCCAGCAGGAACTGAATTAGCGAATTTAGGTTTTCCAGTTGAATCAATATAGAAGAACCCGTTTAATACACCTATTAAAAGTGCATCAGCGTTGTTCGCCCAGCTTGTTCCACCTGCTCCACCATCGTCAGTAAGTGTAAAAGATGCATCTTGTGCATATCCTTGTGCTCCTGAAGCATCTTGAATAGATGCAGGGTCACCTTTGTACAAACCAACGCCTGGTGCTGTTTGAACTTGATATTCAGATTGTCCTGAAGTTGCTGGAGTATTTCCAACAGTCATTACAGCTCTAAAACCAAATCCAGTAGTACTTGCATTTGCCATAGTATTTTCCTTGTTAGTTAAAGTTAATTTGTTGGTTAGGAATTGCTAAATAATTAGCTTTTCTTTGTACCACCAAAAGTTACACGAGTCTGTCGCTCACTATTGAACGGCATACTTGGGTGCTGTTCCTTTAGAATATCGTTCTTAATTGCTTCCTCTTTATCTTGAGTCTGCTTTTTGAAATACTCTTCACGAGATTTCGCGATTTCCTCTGGTATCCTAGCCAGCAATAGGCCTCCTACTGCAATCACTCCTGCGTATTTTCCTTCGTTTATAGTTGGGTAATCAGCTTCTGGATATTCATCCGCTCTAACTAATTCCCAGCCGGATCTTAACTTTCCTGCCATGTTTTTTGTATCATCAAAACCCATAACTTCAGCTCTGATCCATCTATGCCTATAACCTTCGGGCGCAGGTGGTGCATCCAGTGATGAGGGTGGAGTCCAAGTTTTAGGCGCTTCTGCCTTTGTTCTTGTTTCACTCGCACGAGAAGTTCTTAATTTGTCGTTTTCCATATGCCTATACCTCCTTCGTGATATTAGTTAATTGTTTCGCATATTCTTCTAATGGCACGCCTAATCTTTTAGCAATTGCTACCTGTGACGGCGAGAGCTTCACAGTTTTTTTATTGCGTCCTGTTGAGGCCGAACGTTTAGCCGAGGCTACGTTTTGAGTAGGTTTTACTCTTTCCGTAGAATTAGTTTCTATCTTATCAAATTTATGAGGGAATTCAAGTCTTATTCTTTTATCAACTTCCTCATAATATTCGTCAGATTTAGGATCATATCCTTCTTCTTCAACAAGCTTTTTATGAATGTCAAATGAAGTATATGTCATAGCCGAATCTGTTCCAAACCATGGGTTTTTAGCTGCCCAATCCTCTGCTTTTGGATCAGTAGGAATAGATTGTTGAACTCTTTGAGGATTTATATTGACCTCTTTAGGTTGAACAGGTGTTTCTTTTTCAGCTACTTTTATTGAATTTAATCTTGCTGCATCCATAGTTAGATTAGCAATTTGTTCTTGAGCTGCTATTTGAGCATCAACGTTTTGAGATTCGATTGCATTTTTTAATGCTAACTTGGCTGCTGCCATATTAGTTTTAACTCTGCTTTCAAATTCAGAAACATAAGACTTATCAAGTTTAGTTAATCTGCCTTCTAGTTCTGATTTAGATCTATTAGCTGCTTCTGCAAATGCGATAGCTTCTTCTCTTTGTCTTTCAGCTTCTCTCATTTTACGAGTTAATTTAGCAATACGTTTTTGAACGCCTTCACTATATTCTTTTAACTCATCTTTTTTAGTATCAGGTTCTTCTGCTTTAGTTTCAACAGATGTTTCTTCAGCAGTAGTTTCTTCTACTTCTATTTTTTCTTCTGGAGCCTCTTCTTTAATTGGCTCATTTTTTTCGTCAAAATTAATTTCAGCGCCAACGGTTTCACCGACGTCAATTAATTCTTCTTTTTTTGTCTCTTGTTGCATAGTATCCTTCCTATGTGGTTAAATAAAATGAAGTACTGATTCAGGATCTTTAATAGTTCCTAACACTTCATCGTCGTTTAGTAATCGCACTTCTCCACCTTCAATTGGTAATCTTGATCCTGCATATCTTGCAAAAATTACCCAATCTCCTTTTTTACACCATGGCCCTGTTTTAAATTTTTCATCTTGATAAGACAGTGGTCCCATCTTTAAAACATAACCACAAGTTGTAGCTATTCTTGCTTTGTCTAAAGTTTCTTGTGAAAATATAATTCCACCTTTAGTTTTTGTTTTAGGTGTAAATGGTAAAACTAAAAGTCTATAACCAGAAGGTTCTGGTAATTCATCTACTACGCCTTGTATATTTTCTGGATTTAATGGTTCTTTAGCTTCTAGATTAGATTGTATTTTTCTCTCTTCGTTATATTTTTCTTCTAAAGCTAATTTAGTCTTTGGTACTTCCTTTGAGGTCGATAACGTTTCCATCTTCTTTTTGCTCCTTGTCTTTTTTTAGCAGGTTAGAGATTTCCTGTAATATTATTTGATAGGCTTGTGCCTGACCAAGTAAATACTTGTATTTTTCCATATTGTCAACCCCTCCAACAATCATTGTTTCACCAACTTGTTGTAAAGTTGCATTAATTCTTTTCTTTAGTTTGTCTAGTATTAGTAAACCTTCCATATCTTCTCCTTATTTTTTAGCTATTTTGTTTTTATTGACACCTTTTTTTATCACGTATTGTTGAGTCCCGTTCGCACCTATCTCTACCTCTTTTCGAAGGTTTTGAAACATATTTTTTTGTTTATTTTCTTTTTCTTTTTTTTGAAGAAAAGATTCTATTGTTTTTGAGTCTCTCATAAATATTAGGTATAAAGGTATCAAAAAATTTGTCAAGAGCACCTAAAATAGTGTACATAAACTTATCTATCATTAGCAATTCCACTTTCTTAATGATTTATTTATTCTTGAATTTGGATCTCTTGCAGTTTTAGCTGAAGTAAGTCTCTTTTTCATCCCGGACATCCTTGCGCAAAAACTCTTTCGTCTCTTGGCAGCTTTAGATCCTGCTTTTAATTTTGATGGTTTAGTGGTTACTGCAGTTTTTAATTTTGATCCAGGGTTTGCTGCTCTATAAGATGCAACCCCTTTTTTATTTAAACCACCACTAGGTGATTTACCTTCTTTACGTTGCCATGCTGCTGTTTTTGCCATTAGCTTTTACTTCCTCCAATGTATCCACCTATAACTCCAATCAATCCTGTAACTGACATTTTCATAAGTACTATTATACTATCATCTATAGGTCTATCTTCTTTAACAGCTACCCAATAGTCTCCAATAATAATAATACCTAATAAAATTAGAACACCTGTTGTAATTAATAATATAACAATGTCTTTAAAATTTTTAATCATTATTTTTTCCTCACGATAGTTTTAACGTTAGTTGGTTTAGGTCCAGTATTACCTGCAGCTCTTTTTCGTCTGACAGCACTCGCCTTTTGCGACTTTGTCATCCGTGTGGCTTTTGCAAGTGGTACGCATTTTGGATATTTTCTTTTGCTTCCCTTCGATCTCCCGCATGGTTGATACTTGCCGTTCTTCTTCGGTGCTCCAATGTCCACCCATTTTTCCGATACCCATTTACGTAAACCTCCTTGAGCCATTATTTTCTTTTTTTAGTTTTTTTCTTTTTGCCACCTGGTTTAATTTTACCAGAACAAACTGCCGATCCATACATATTAGCATATGCTGATGGATATACTTTGAATTTTCTTTTAGCTGCTGCTTTTCCTTTTGCACAAAGTTTAGCCATTACTTTTTCTTCTCCACTTTTTTAATTGTTCCTTTATTTTTAGATGCATAAAAAATTTTCTTTCCACGTTTTTTACCATATTGTTTTTTCATGGACTTCATTATTTTTTTACCCTTTTCAGTCAATGGCATATCAGCAAACTCTTTTTCCTTTTTTATATCCCATTCTTTTAGCTACTTGTGGAGCTTTCTTTTTAAGAGCTCTTATTCCTTTACCTTTTTTACCAGCAGGAATTTTCTTTTTTGGTTGCATAGTTTTCTCCTATTTACGTTTAATTAAATCTGTTGCCTTAAGACCATACACACTCGCAATGACGCCCACGAAAATTGTCTGATACCAAAAAGGTAGTTGTGAAAAATAATCGAAGAACAATTTCATTTTTTCCATCGCACTTGGGTCTTCTGAAAATACTGCCCAACTTAACATAACAATTGGAGCCGACAATAATAATAAAATGAACTCGTCTTTCCAGTCCGATTGTCTTGCTTCTAATAATTTACCTTGATACTCTGCTTCACCTCTCGCCATCTTTTCTGCATGCAACATTTGTGCATCCGCCATTAACATTTTTGTCTTTTGACGGTTTTTAAAAATATGAGAGCCAGCTTGAACGGCTAATTTAATAGCACTGAACCACATATTAGTACCACTTAGCGATTCTTACTTTTTCTGGCATTACTTTTTGTCCCTTTACTTTTTCAGACATGACTTCACCTGCTTTTGGAGTAGGAATTTCAACTCCACCAGTAGGATATTCTGCCTTAACTTTGCCACCTTTAGGCATAGGAACTTTTTTTTCTAATTTATCAAACTTATTCATTTTTTTCTCCTAGTTTTACTCTTTCCAGCTTCAGAAAGAGCGATTGCTATTGCTTGTTTTCTACTTTTAACAGGTTTTTTAGATTTTCCAATGGGTAATTTACCTTTTTTAAACTCTCTCATGACTTTTGCTATCTTTTTTTCTGTTTTTTTCATTACATTCCACCTCTATTTTTTAATTCTGCAGATAAAATAGTTTTTTCAATAGAAGTATCTGCTCTTAAATTAGCTAATTCTTCATTTTGTTGTAATTTTTGTTGATCAGTCATCTGATTCATCATCGCTTTCATTTTATCAACGTTAATTCTCTCTTCATCTAGCTCTTTTCTTCTAGAATTTTCTTGTGCTCTAATATCAAGTTCTCTTGATTTTAGTTTTGCAATAGGATCATTACCAAAATCACCGTTAATTTTCTTTTCTTCTTGAATAAATTCATCCATCATCTCTGCAATCAATACAGCTTTTCTAGATTCTATTCTCATATTCAAATCCATCATCATTTGTTGCATTTGTGGATCTTGCATTGCCATTGGATTTTGTTGCATAGCTTGTATTTGTTGTATCTCTTGTGAAAATTCTATTTCAACTTGTTCCAAAGCCATTAATGAAATGTGTTCAAAAATATTTTTTTGTAATGAACCATTTATTACAGGTGTATTTTTTGCAAGATTAGTAGACATGAAATGTAAATGAGCTGTAATGTGAGCTCTGTGATCTTGTCCTTTAAACGCTTGGAATGGAATACCACTTAATGAATCAATATGTTCTAATGATGGATCCTTAGGCATTGGTGGTTGAGGTTTTTTTAAAATTAAATCAATATTTTTAACACCTAGTGCTTCATACATATTTCTATATGCTGCATACAAATTATGTATTTGTGGATTTGATTGAGCTAATTGTAATTCCGTTTGAGCCAAAGATATTCTTTGAGTTTGAGAAAATATATTTGGATCTGCTACAGGTAAAATATCTATTTTGTCATCAAAGTCTGCTTGTTTAATTACTCTTTGACCACCCACAACATCATAAGGATATTCTTGTGGTAGATATAATTTAAATACTCTAGCTAATAATTTAAATTCATTTTTAAGTGATACATATAATCTTTTGTGAATCGCACTCATTGTTCTTGATCCACGTTCTAACAAGGCGACTGTCGTTCCCAC